GCCGTTCTGCTGACCTGAAAGCGTCCCGCCAAGTGTCGCAACGGGTGGGGTTGTGCCAGACGCCCGCGGTGTTGCCCCGAACGTTATCCCCATATCCGCGCGAAGCCAAAGAACTAGTCCAAATGGCGAGTAATTAAGTGGATTACCGGTTCTGGCGACTCTGCCGCTTACTGCTATGCGCGGCATCTTAGCGCCACACCACTGTAATGTCTTCGGCCTGACTTGTTACGACCGTTATCCCGGTCCCCATCGTGCAGTTATATTCACCGGATAGGGGCGGATCCGACAGGAGCGCCGCGCCAACGGTGCGAATCGCAACAATGGTACCGGCCGCTGATGTGTTGTCGTAAACCGTCGTAATGCCAGTCGCAACGCTCTTGTTCCAGATAATCTTATGCAAGAACCCAGCGCTTGCTTTGATGACCGTGGTTGTAGCCGTCGAGATACGCGTATACGAGTATCGGTGCTCCACCTTGGCAACGCCGGCAGTGTTATCCTCATAGACCGGTTGATACTGCTCTACGCCCTTAAGATTGCCGTTAACGTCGGTAAAGAGCGTCGTAGACGCACCGTCGACAATCGTCGGAGGGGTAGCATCGTAGACGGCCGCGTTAGACGCCGTTGCGGATGATGTTTCGACCATGATCTTACCGTCCGAGGTAAGGCGAATGGTGCGGATATCTCCGCTCGGGATAGCGGTGTATGCACCGCCGTAATACTGGCCTTTAGATGCTGACATGATAACTCCTACGTTTATTCGAAGCTAAGTTTCTGTGTGTTGGTAAGCTGGGCGCTGGCCAGTTTCGTGGCGGGACGACGTGACGGCTTTGGAGCCGCCGCCCCACCGCCCTGTTCTGCGGGCTGCTGATATATTTGTTGCATACTGGCTTTAAACTGTGGACTCTGCTGAAACGAAACCGGCTTCCCCTGGAGGATAGACAGTTGTTTCTGCGCCGAATAGGACGGCTTGGCGCCAGAGGCGAGGCCCGTAGCGATTTGCAGCTCGATTTGCTGCATAATCTCCGGCCTGCGGTCGCGGAGAGCCTGCGAGGCTGAGGGGGTAACCCGTTCGGCCTTGATGTCCTTAAGCACACTAAGCGGCTTATCAATGGCCTTAACCATCCGTTCGGCCTTATGCGCATCGGAGTCCGATACGCCGCGGATACGTCCGGTAACGCCCGCGTTGCTGGCGCGTTTGGGCATCTTCTCCGCTACGTACTGCATATCCTGCGAGATAACGTTACTCGCCGCGGTAGCGAGCCCTGGCGAGTGAATCGCTAGGCCGCCGACTTTCTGGGCAACATGCTCTTGCGCCTTCTGTGGGTCGGAATTGATTAGCGCGACCTTGTCGGCCAGCTCGTTAAACGCCTTCTGTTTCGGCGTCGTCTGAACCGCCGCACGGGCGAATTCGGTTTTGAGCGCCGCTTTGACGCCTTGCTCAATCTTCTGGTCAACGCTGGCTACGACGTGGGATAGGGCGTTAACGTTGGCGAGGCGATCGGCCGCGTAAGCGAGAACGGAGTTACCGCGTTCGCGAATTACGTTATGGGCTGCACTGGCCAGGAGTCCGGTGCCGAGGCTAGCGATTCCCCCCAGGCCGTGGCTAGCAGCGGCAATGCCGGAACCAATACCAGTAAGGTAATCGGTGGGAGACGCGGCGCGGTTGCGAAAGTCTCGCATCTGCCATTGCTCCGCCATCTCTTTGGCTTGACGGAGGTCACGAAACGCTCGCTTCTCAGCGTGGTAAGCGCCGGCTAGAGCCTCGTCTCCTACTAGCTTCGACGCCATATCGGCGGAGCGCTCAATCTCTTCTTCCAGCAACCCACGTGTCCGCTCCATCGCTTGGAGCTTCGGGTTAGGAAGGTTCGGAATACCACCAGCCGCGCTAGCGCGCTCCTGATAGATGGCCGAGTCCAGGTCCATACGGGCCTGGCGTAGTTCTTTGAAGGTTAGCGCTTCTGGAGCGGCGACAGGTGCCGGAGGCGTACCGAAGTCCGCCACGTTCGGCGTTTCCAGCTTGCCCTTAGTGAGTAGGTCGTCGATGTCGCCGGAACCCGCCATCTTCGGGGGCTTTCCGAATGGCTGGACGGTCTCCGCAACTTCCACCGGCTTAGGTCGGAACCGCTCGATAGACGATTCGATACGCTCCGCGCGGCGCCTAACCTCTGGCTCCGCAGACGCCTTCATCTGCGTAAGGAATTCGTCGTCTACCTTCTTAAGAAACCGCCCAATGTCCGGCCTAGCCTCCGGATTCGCCTTAGTGATGTCTTCGATTTTATCGACGACCTTGGATAGCCGGCCGCTGGCCTCCCTTTCGGCTACCTGGAGCTTCTCGGCAATCTCACCCGCCGTGCTAAACGGCTTAAAAACCTTAGTTCCGTCGTCTAGGACGGCGTTGCGGACGGTTTCCGCAATCTCTGAAACTCGGCGCTCCGCGCCTTCGACGTTGCGCGCCTTGATACCACCGCCAAGAGCCCGAATTGTCTGGTGGTCCGAGATATCCTGAAGCCAAGTCTTAAGCGACCCCTCACCAGAGAACTTAAACGCCTTCCCGACCGCCGCCTTACCAACGGCCCCCGCTGCCCCCAGGCCACCGCCTACGGCGCCACCCAGGAACATCCCATGTTCCGCGCCGGCTAGCAGTTTCTCGGCGGTAATCTCTTTATCGCCTAGCGCGTTCTCGCTAACGACCTGGCCAGCTCCGTAGGCAGCGCCTTCAAGCGCGCCCTGAGCGGCCATCGGAATAGCAGTCTGTGCTACGCGGCCCAGGAGGCCCTTAGCCTCAGTTCCGACGATAGCCTCGGCTCCGCGTGCGGCGAATGCTCCGGCTTTGCCTACGAGGCTTGTAGGGGCAAGAGCGGCACCCTTGGCGATGGCTCCGGTACCACCAGAGGCAATCATTGGCGCAACGGCTCCCAGAATCTCGCCACCGGTACGAACGCCGGGGAGGTATTCTTTACGCTCGGCCATTTGGTCGGCGTATTCCGGCGCAAGCTTACGAGCCGCGAGGTCCGAACCGCCGAACGTTAGCCCGCTAGCGGCACCTTCAAGGCCGGTTAGCGCGAGTTCGCCTAGTCCACTGTGCCTAGCAGATAGCTCCTGAGTTCGGACGTCCTTTTGAGTGGACATCGTATACCCAGAGCCCAGCGCATCCGTAAGTTGCTCGGCCGGAACGGTGCCGATGGTACCATCCGGAGCGCTGACCGGGACCGCTTGTCCCTTCTGTAGGGCTAGCTCGCCGGACTGGAGCCCAGCAAGCGCTTGTTCTTCGGGAACGTCGACTAGCTTACCGGTCTTATTGTGTACGGCCTTCATTTACCAGCTTTGGTAAAGTTAATTTGCTGGCGAGGACCTTGTCCGGACAGAAGTTGTTGCTGGTTGTAGTGGACGCCTTTACGGATGCGACCCTTCGCGTCAACCTCGGCGCGCTCCTCCACTTCCGTCTCCGTGTCCACGTTGACCTTGAAGTGCTGGTCAAACTGCGAGGACGCCTGACGGGCGAAGTTATCGGCAATCTTGGCCGTAGCGAGTCCGTATGGTCCACCAAGAATCTCTTTCGAGTATCGTTTAATATCGTCGTCCTTAACAACGCCTTGACCCATGAGAGCGTTAATTGAGTTGACGAAACGCTCGCGGGCGAAGTTGAATGACTCAACGGATGGATCTGTCGGGTCCATCTTGTCGAACCCGGGCTTGTTGGCAATCGCTCGCATCTCTTTGGACGCTTCGATAGCCGTCTGAGTCATCGGACGGACCTCTTGAATCTTCTTTGCAGCTCCGTCGCTGCGCGCCAGGAACTTCTTTCCGGTCAAGTCTTGCACGACGAGTCCGCGGTTAAGGTCTTCCATCTGAGGACCACCGGCCGGGCCGGAGCCTCCGACCTGGATTACCTTGGTCTGCACCTGATGACTCACCTTGCTAAACTCAAGGTTCATCTTCTCGGCTTCCTCTTGGACCTTAGCCTGCATATCGGCAATCTGGGCCTTCTGCTCGTCCGTCTTCGCGTCTTGCATGTACGCGGCAAGCTTGCTGTTGGCCTGTTCGAGATACGCTGACTTCTTCGCTATGAAATTCTGGCGCTCGTCCTGAAACAACTGCTTACGCTCGGCCATTTGGCCGCGCATGTCTTTAAACCGTTCGTGCGACGCGTCTCGGTTACTCTTTTGAGCGTCAATCTCGTCGCGGATAGCGCCGTTAAGGATATTCATGGCGTTATTCTGTCCGCCGGTCATCGTCTGCACGTAGGCACCGATACCCATGGCGATGGCGCCCATGAACTTCTCCGCCGCTGACTTGTTCTTCCAGAACGCGTTAGGGTCGATATCCTTGCGCGTCTCTTCGCGGAGCTGGTCGAGCTTTTCGTGATCTTGCTGGACGCGTTGCGCGATAGTTTCTTCTTGCTGTTGGCGTTGCTGCTCGAGCGCGGTAAGACCCTGCGGTACTTCGGCGAGGACGCCGGTAACGTTGGCGCCGGCTTTCTGCTGCGCTTCCCCGAGTTGTCCAGCGGCGTCGTATTGCCCCTGGTAGGCTTGCTTGAGATTCGCCTGAGCCATCGGGTCGGTAGTCATAAATCCGGTCGTCTCGCCGGCTTTAACTTCTTTCAGAGACGGCGCGGTCCCACCGCCACCGGGCTGAGGCATAGCGAACCGAATACCGTCACGTGGCGGCAGGCCGCCGACTTGAACGCGTTCGCCTTCCGGAACGGTCTTACCTTCCGTCGCCGCTTCGGCTTCCTTCGTTCCGTAACGCGGTCCCGGCTGAGTCTTCGGGATACCGGCCTTCGCATCGAGGTCCGCGATAATCTTCTGTGTAGCGGCATCCGGGGGTGGTAGAGGGCTAGACGGAGCGTTCGGGGGGCGACGAATCATCGCGCCCGTAGCCGGGTCTACAACCATGTTCTGGAGTCCGGGGACTTCCATAGACGCGTCGCTAACGGAGCGTGGGACATCCTGAGGAGCGCCGCCGGCATTCATGATGCTACCGTTTGGAGCCTTAATCATCCCAGCGATGTCTTCGCTGAGTCCGGCTGTACGCATGTCCGGACCAGCCGTTGCGTCAATCTTAAGCTTCTGCTGCTCCGCCGCGGGTCCCGCCATCGGAGGCGTAGCCTGGCCAGCGTGATCGAGAAACGATAGCGTACCGTCGCCGTGGTCTGTATAGGAGATAAAGGGCATTAGTTAGTAACCCCAGTTGATCTTATTGGGGTCTGATTGATTGAAACCGCTGTTAGCAACGGCCGGAGCAGGAGCCCCACCGCCGCCACTGTTAGCGGACATATACCCAGCGCCGGCTGTAATCATACCGTTGATCATGCCGACCTGTTGTTGCTGCTGGAACTGTCGATTTTGCTGCGCGAGTCCGGCGTTACTGATTCCAACGCCGGCATTCGTTCCCTGAATCTGGTTCCAGGCGTTCTGGTCCTGATGCGCGTTCGCCTGTTGCATACCGCGGGAGTTCATATACTGACCCAGCATGCCCATCTGATACTGGTCGTTCATTCCACGCTGTTGCATATCCAGTTGGCCTTGATTCAACGCCTGTTGAGCGCCGAACTGCTGCCCCCACTGGTTCTGTTGATTCTGGAACTGGGAATTAAACTGGCGCTGCTGCGCCATGCTCTGCGCTATCGCCTGTTCCTGCGATAGCCCGAACTGAGCGCCGAACTGCCCCTGTTGCGCCAGGGTCTGTGCGCGGCCAAGGTTGAATTGATTCGCCTGGCCAGCGTTGAATTGCGATTGCGACGCGTTGAGCTGAGCGTTTCGAAACGACTGGTCAGAGCCGAACTGCGCTGCTCCCAAGTTCTGTTGCCAGTCGTTGGCGGCTCGCGTCTGAGCTTGACCGAAACTCTGGTTACGAGCGGAGAGGTCCGCGCTCTGTTGCGCCGTGTTCAACCCGCCGAACGTGTTCTGAGCGGCAATCTGCTCGTTGGCTCGGAGGAGCGACGTATCCGCCGCCGTCTTCTGACCGATGTTCGCCGCGCCGATCATCGCCTGGCGTCGAGCCATGGCGGAATCCATCTGGCCACCGGACGCCGCGAGGGCGGCCTGCTGGCTAATAGCCCGGTCCTGACCTTGCTTCATCTGAAGCTCAGCCGGAGATGGGCCACCGCGACCCATTGCGCGGTCCTGAACGGCCGTCATGACCTCCAGGTTCTTACCGCGGGCCTGCTGATACGCAGCGTAATCGGCGTTACCGGCGTTCGGGTCGATCTGCGTCTTGTCGACGTTGAACTCACGAGCGTTGAACGTATTCGCCCGTTGCACTGAGCCGGGGTCGTGCTGTTGCGGCGCGTTCTGGCGCTGCATCTCGTAGATATCGGGGCTATGCGTGCGCTGGTTCCCGAACTTGTCGAGAACGACGCCGCCGCGACCCTGAGCGCTCTGCGACATAGCCGCGAAGCGTCCGGGGTCGGACATGTCCGGATTACCAGTAACCTGGGCAAGTTGACTATTGAGCTGCGTACTCTGCTCAATCATCTCCTTAAACTTCGGGTCCTGCCGCATTTCGTTGTAATAACGAAGCATGCCCAACGCTGGGACCGCGCCACTACTATCGGGCGGCGGATGCGTGGATTGATATTCGGAGATCCACTTTCGCTGCTCTTGATCCAGTTGCGCCCGCTGGTTCTGCATCTGGTCGTAATCGACACCCAATGCGGCCGCGCGTGCGCGCTGTTGCGCTATCTCTTCCGGCGTGTACCCAAAGCTACCCTGTCCAATACCGGCGCTCTGATTCAGGCTCCGGTATTGCCCCTGCGGTGCGGTCGGATTCCCCTCGTCGTCAAACAACCCGCCAACGACGCCACCAAGCGCCCCACCGACCATGCCGCCAACGACGGTGCCGGCGCCGGGGATAATCGACCCAACGATCGCGCCCGCGCCAGCGCCTACGCCAGTTCCAATTGCTGTACCGCTCGGCATTAGGCTTTCGCTCCCGCTTGCATGATCTTCTCCACTGTTCCTCGCTTAACTCCGACCAGAAGCGTCACGCCTCTAGCCCTAAAACCTTCACTGTCACCAGCACCGGACTCCGCGTCTCGCATCCGGACGCGCCACGATTCCCCCTGCTGGTCCTGCACGTGCATCGCGACCTGCTCCTGCGGCAGCGTGGCCATATCGGCCGCGGTGTAAACCGCAGACTGAACGCTAGTGTTGACGTAATCCTTATCTATCTCGAATTCCATATCGTGGTCTTCCACGAGTTCATTCAAGAACAGAATCCGCTGGCACCTAACGAGCCCCTGTTTCCCAGCCGGTTTGATCCAGCCGGTTTCAAGCTCGGAGACCACATACGTACTACCCGGGTCGCGATACTCGTCCGGCGTCTCAATCGAGACGTTGGCCTGAGCATCAACCGTGTAATACGAGTTATTCACGACCAGAGCGTCAACCCGCTCTGTACCGTCGCCGTAGTCGTAGTTGGTGTGAGTGGTCCAACGATTGTCCCGATAGTTGTAAACCAGGACGAGACCCTCATCTAAGGAGTTCTCCGCGTGAAATCGGACCTCCATTACTGTAGGCATCAAAGTAGCAGCATTGATAGTCGGGAAATTATTGACATAATAATCAACCGGCAGACCGACAAATGTCAGTTCCTCGCCGCGGGTAAGCATGTAAATACCCTTGTCGCTCTGGAACAGGATTCCCTGCGGAATCACCACCACGGAGCGGTGGTCAATGCAGCCACAGTCGCTCGTGATAACGTCCGGAGGCGTGAGGTCCGAGCTGGAGCCGCTGGCGTTACCGCCGCGCCCCGTGACCTTGAATATCCGGTCTCGCTTGAAGATAATCAGCTTCTCGTCCAGGCTGGCCAGCGCCGTGATGTCCCCACCTGGGTCAATCCGGAACTGTTGCGCCGTGGAGAACCACGGAGACTCGCCCGGTACGTAGTCGCCAGAATAGAAAACCATCTTGCGCTCTACGGAGCTAAAGCCCCACAGGCGGTTATTGTGTACGACCATCTGCGTATAGGGCGGGGGCGGCTCCCTATCAAGGATTCCGCCTTGCGTGTAGATGATTCGGTTGCTGAGAATCGTTGAATCGTTGGCGCTGTCTACGTATGTGAAACTCGCACCGAGGGCGTTCATCTTTTGGGAGCCGACGAAGTAGTACGTCTCGCCGCCGGCCTCCGTTCGGAAGACCGCCGCTATAGCCGTGCTAGCGTTCGCTACGAACGCTGTCATCAGGTAGTAGTCAATGGTCAGAGAGACGGCTCCTAACCCCGCTCCGGCCGACGTGGTGGCAGAGAAGGGGAGAGACGTCGTGCTCCGGGAGACGTTACCGTTGGCGTCCGAGCGTTCGAAGACGACGATGTAGGAATAGGTACCGTTATCCATCCCAGAGCCGAGCACTGACCCCGGGGTCGCCGCAGTAATCTCGGGATAGATGATAAAATTATTCTCGGCCCAGGTGTTTCCGTCGTACTGGAACGGCGTGCCGCCAGCGACCACCATAGACCCACCGATTTCGCAGTTCTGGAAGCGCTTAGGATCGGTGAAGTCCATACCGAACGTTGTCATTCCAGCGCGGAGGGACGAGTTGGATAGGAACTTGTAGCCAATCGGGGAATCGAACCAGTAGACCTCAGCCGAAACGGCGTCCATTTCGGTTAGGCACGTCATCCCGGGGCCGACCGTGAACGCTCGCCGGAAGGCGTGCGTTGCAACCGGTTGCCAGCGTGGGGCGGTACGGTTGATCTGGATTGTGATGTAGGTTTCTTGTGTCTCGTAAGGCGCGTAAACGGTTACGTACTGCCGGTCCCCATAGGCGAATGGTTTCGTCTGGAGATGGAAGTTCGGAAGCTGAATTATTGTACCGATACCGCCGACATAGCTAATCGTGGCCCACGCGGTGTAACCCTTGAGTGGCGCGGCATCGCGTCGGTCCCAGACACAGAGTGTCGTGAGAGCGTCAACTCGGATTAACCCGCAGTTCCAATTAGTCCCGGTCGCCGGGTCCGCTTCAAGAGTGGTCAGTGCGAACGACGTCGTTAACAATGCGGGGTCAAAGCCGCGCACGCGCATCGCGCCAGCCGACGCCGAGTGAAACGCAATAACGCCGTTCTCTCCGGGAACCGCCTTGATTGCCATTCCACCGTCCGGAACCTCGGTGCTAATGGTAGCGCCGGCTGTGAGTGCGCCGGAGGATACGATCATCCTGGAGAGCTTGATTTCCGGAGTATCCGTGCAGTGAACGATAAGAATATCCGTGCTGCTTATCGAGCAGATGTCAAACGGCGCGTAGGGGTAGGGGACAGAGCCGGCGTAGACGTCCGCGCCGCTGTAGATGGTAAACGGGCCGATGCCGCCAATCGTTGCCGGGTTGACCGTGAGATAACGGATAACCTGCGATGCAACCGAGGAATAAACGACGACAATCGTAGCGCCGACTAGTGCAGTGTGGACAATCTGGTAGGCGTTAGACGCATCCGTCCTTGTGGTCAGCAGAGACCCGTCGCTCGCATCGACCACTTTGGTCTGCAAAAAACCGCTCGAGTCGATGTAAGCGTGGACGGTAACGCCACCGTAGGTGACGCGCGAGCCGCTGGTTACATCGTTGGCCTGGTCCAGCAGGACCGGACGCTCGCTAACGGACGGTTCCGGAACGACGCCCAGATCGCGCCAGAAGGCGATCGGCTGGCGGTACGACTTGAGGTTCGCGCCGTCGAAGAACATAAGCTCGTTACCGCGCTTACCCAGGCGAACGCCCGTGGTCGAGCTGGTGGTGGCGAACGAGTCATAGCCAAAGCGCTTCCCATATCGCCCGTCAACCTGGCTTGAGACGTTCTCGGCCTTGGTGAGCGTACCGGGCTCCATTGCGGTGGGGTCCGTGTGCGTATCGAGCTGCCCGTAAGGTATCTCAAGAGGCTGGAATTCAAGGGGCATTCAGTAAGTTCTCAGCCGGATAGTGCAGTTAACGTCTGATTGGAGTGTGATGAATCTGTGGTCCCAAGAGACGCGCCAGACGTTGGCGTCGGCGTTCTTATCCACCACGTGCCAGCCGAGCGGGGTCTGTCCGTCGCGGAGGTCGAGCCGGTGGCTAACGAATTTAGGCGTACCCGCTACGAGGTCCACGTCCTGAGTAACGCTAATAGCCTCCGAGTTGGCCAGTAGCCGGTCTACGGAGGTGCATAGAGCGCCGACAAGCTGCATAAGCTGTCTGGCTAGGGTGAGGGCGTCAGACGTGCTGGAGACGCTTATACGCGCCAGGCTAGGTAGCCTCACTCGTCCTCATAGGCCCATTGGACCTGCGGTGGTTCGTTCTGGTCGGGGTCGGCGTACTCTAGGAGGTCCTGAAGTTCCGCGTTCATCTGAGCGACTTGGAAACTGTTGTCGGATTCTTGCTTGGCCAGCATATCGGCCGCCGTGGCCCAGATGATTGACTCCTCGAATCCGGCGATACCGTCGTAAACGTCGGCGTCCGCAGAGAGCGTCGTCGGCGTGGGGATGTAGTAGACCTTGACGGAATGAACCGCCATCGGAGTCGGTAGAAACCGAATCTCTTTATTAAATAAATCGTATTGAACGTTGGTCCGGCGACTGCCGCGGGCCACCTGGTTCCAGCCCTCTGCGGGCTCCTGCCAGTTACTCTCGTTCGGGTTGTAGCGTGAGAGCCTAACCTTAGGCTGGTTCGCTTGCACCCACCACACGCCGTATGAAGAGAGCTTCATAAAGTTCGCGGGTAGGGCGTAGGCTTCCGTACCGGAGGCCGTAGTGATGGTTGTGGACGCGCCAGCGTAGGCGTTACCGTACGACTTGACGATGCGCCGGTGGATCTTCCGAATGTTGGCGTTGATAAGCCCGTTGATTTCCGCGTTAGAGCAGAAAAGGCTGTTTTCTTGGTCTGCGCGCTCTCGTGCAGCGGTGCGCATAGCCAGCAAAGTTGTATTCAACGCCATAGAGTCAGATACAGGGCCCCTTCCGGGGCCCCGTCTCCTTTAGTAATCGCCAGCTTTCATCGCGCACATATCGGTGAAATTCCGGAGCGCCTCGAATGCCGCGTCACTATCGCCAGCAGCCGTAGCAGCTTCGAACTCGTCGAATGCCTCGCGAAGTCCGTCAGAGGATTCCTCCTCCTCCATCTCTTCGTGTTTCTTACCCATGGGTCCGATGACCAGGGCGTTTAGTCCCTTAGCCATATTACTTGGCCATGCTCCGCTTGAAGCGGAACTCAAAGAACACTTCGTTACCAGAAGCCGCCGCAATATCGGCCGCGGCTGCGGTCGTAATCGTGGTAATCTTCTGGGTCATCGCAGTGCTGGTGTTCAGGTTGGCTGGAACTGCTGTCAATTGCACCTTGCTATCCGCGGCCGTGGCGAGCATCAGGGAAACCTGAGCGCCCGTCATGGCGTAGAAGCTATCGTCAAATGTCAGCGTGTACTCGCCGGTACCCGTACGGGTTAGTGAGGTGATACCAGCGGGAAGCGTGGTACCGAGGCCATCCGGGCCACGGAACGCTACAGGGCTGGAGGCACCGTTGACGCTAAACGCGCCAGAAATGACAACTTCACCCTTGTTAGCACTCAGTGCAGCCGGAGCATAAACTCTAGTTTGCGGCATATCTTTATAAACTCCTTAAGGGAGAAAGGGGGTCCCACACCGGACCCCCTATCCCTAATTACAGCGCGACGCGCCCGTTGTACCCAGGAGCAACGCACCCGAGCTGAGCGTAGTACTTCGCGCGGACTTCGACGCCGTCATTGGTCGTCTGGCGAAGCATCTTGAGACCGTCGCTGTTCTCGAATCGGGGAACTTCTCCGAGCGAGTACAGCTTCCAGGTGTCCTTCTGGAGGATCCAACCCACGTTCGAGGGGCAGTAGGCGTCCGCGAGGACGTCAACCACGTTCGTGCCGCAGGTGATTTGGATCGAGCGGAATCCGAACTCACCATCATTCGACTGCACTTCGCCGTACATCACGCGGCTTCCCAGGGATGCCTGGAGATTCGCGAATTGAGCGAAGTTCAGAACGAACAGGTCAGGCTTCGCACCCTCACGCGCAACGCGCGCAACGGAGCGGAGGATTTTCTCTTCGATCGCGATGCCAGCGGGGGCAACAGCGGTTCCAATGCGGATACCACCGAGGCGGTTCGGGCTGACGTTACGAGCAACGCCGAAGAACGGCGTGGCGCTCGGAGCAGCAGCGGGAATCCAACCACCGAGCCCAGCAACCTTAGCGTTAAGGTCGCCGGAGACCTGGATAAAGTCGCCAACAATGAGGCCGGTGACCTGGGTCGTAACCCAGTTGGCATCAGAGGTGAGCGTTCCCAGGTCGTAGTCAATCCCCGTGACCGTCGCCGTGCCCGTACGGGGCGTGGCGGTGTCGGTTGCGCTGAAAGACAGCTCCATATCGATATCGAAGTTAACAATCTGCTCGATATCGGCGAGGGTCAGAGTCACGGTCGACAGAGCGCCGACCGTACCGATCGAGCCGGAGCCCGTTCCGTACAGCGCCGTCGACAGAGAGCGAACGAGCTGCTTAAACATCCCGTCGATCTCGGTAACGCGAGCCGAAACGAACGCAGCTTTATCGCCTTCGGAGGCTTCAAGGGCCTCGTTCTCGATAGTGACCACGCCGTAGTCCTTCGCGCGGGTAAGCACGAAGTCTTCGGTTCGGGCGGGGGCAGCGGCGCCTTGCGCAAGCGCAATGCTGGTACCGCGGCCGGCCGGGGTGGAGAAGAGGATCGGAATCGGAAGATTCTTACCCTTCATCGAAGTCATGCGCGGCAGAACAGAGAGAAGCGTGCTCTCTCCGTACTGCATCAGCTTGACTTTCATGTCATCGTAGTAAACTTTAAGAACGCCGTCGAGCGACGTTACGGTAGCGGAAGTCATGTGTTAAGAAACTCCTGAGATTAGATTATTTCCAAGATCCCACAGCACGCGCCAGACGTTCATCGTCGTTTCGCGGAGTGCTTTCGCTCTTGGGCGTGCGGGCTGCTGACATCTTGTTGGTTATGGTTTTAGCCGTTTTAGGCTCTGTCTTCTGACCCTCAGACTTGGGAGCACTCTCTGTTTTAGGAGTCTCGGCTTCCGACGTTTTACCGTCTTGTTCCTCACGCCATTTCTGGTGTGACAGCAGACTTTCTAGATAGGCTGCGATCTCGGCATATCCGACCGGCGTATTGCCAGCAGCCTTACGGGCTACAGCAATGATGTCGACGTCTGCCTCTTTGGCGAGAAGAGGATATTTACCCTCGTCCCTTACGTGTTTGAGAAACCCGGCATTCTCTTGATGGACGGCTTGCTCCATCTTGGTACGCTCCTCGGCTTCCTTCCTTTCCTTCTCGGCGGCTTCCTTCTCGGCCTGTTTCTCGGCCTTGATTGCCTCCAGCTCCTGCTTGAGCTTCTCCGTCTCGCTGTTGCTCCGGGCGATCATGTCCTCGGGGGCGGGAACGCCTCCGTTGAGACGACGCCTGGTAAGACGGTCGTAAAACTCTTCCTTGGTCTTCCCGCGCTTCTTAGCGACGGTCTCGAGGAACTGTTCCTCGTCGTCCTCGAACATCTTGACGAGAGCGTCGATATCCGCCTGGCGTTTCTCCAGGTCGGTCATCTTGGCTTTGCTGCTGGTCTCATGCTCTGTGCGCATGGCCTCCAGCTTCGCTAGCTCGTCTTTGATACGAGCCTCTTCGCGCTGTACGGCCTTGCGCTGGCGTTCCAGCTTGGCAAACCCTGAGCTGAGCTTCTCTTGAGTAACCGGCTCTTTTTTCGGTTCCTCTTTCTTCGGCTCTTCTTTCTCTTCCTCCTCCTTAGCCTCCGGCTCTTCTTCCTCTTTCGGCTTAGCCTCAATCGGTGCCTTGGTCTTCGGAGCGCTCTTCTCAACCTTCTTCATCCCGCGCGGCTTTGGTTTATCCATAGACGCAATGGTGTTCTCGATTTCGGTCGCGAGGGGCGTTTTGCTAGGTACCTCTGGGAGGGACATAGCGGGTAGGGGGCTAGGTGCTCCCTGGTCTTCAGTAGACATTAAGTAAGCTACTCTTTACTATCATTAGCCGATAGTTAAGCTCACGTGATTAGCGTGTGGGTTAAGAAACCAGGCTTAAGCGCGCTGGTAGCGCTTTACATCGGGACGCCTGGCGGCGCCATCGGAGGCGGTGCGCCTGGCTGAGCGTTCGGGTCCATCGGCATATCGGCCGGACCTTGCATAGGCATTCCATCGGGGCCCATCGGTGGGCCAGCCTGCGGCGGTGGCTGCATAGCCATCTCGCCCTCTACGACAATCTCTAGCATCTCGCGGAGCATATCCAGCCGGTCTTCCGGACAGTGGTTGCGCTCAGCGTTGAGGAGTAGCGCCACCGCGAGCGGCTTAACCTGCTGCATATCCACATACGGGTCGGGAACCCACGGCGTGCCACGCTTGACGATGTCCGTAAGGCGCCGCATGATTGCCTTCTTAGAGGCAATAACCGGATTCATCTCGGCGAATTCTTTGGTGTCCGGGAATTCGGCGAGCATCATGCCTTCATCCTTCGTTACCCAGCCGATATTCACCCATTCCTGGACCACGGCGAGCTTCTCCGCGGGATTGCTCGGTAGAGCGTTCGTCGGGTACGCGCGGATATCGTATTCGTCCTTTTTCAGGTCGATATCGTCGAAATCCAGCTCTTCGTAACCACCCTCAGCGTTGAACCGGACCTTGTAGCCCTTGATTCCACGTGCGGTCTCAATCATCTTCGCCGCGGCGTCGAGAAAGAACTGTTCGTACATGTCCGCCGCAATGCGGAGGCGCTTGCTGTGATTCTGGAGAATCATTCGGAGCGCTTTACCGCTCACGTCACCAGGAAGCGTCTGTCCCTGAGCCGTCATCTGGCTAATACCGGTAATCTCGTACGCCTTGCGCTCGAGTTGCCACAGGTGCTCGAAAATCTGCGGGGACACGGGGGTCTCGGCCACAGTGCTAGGCGGAGTGCCGGTGTATTCGATGATATCCCCGTCATTCGCACGCATGTGCGCCGGGTTGACCTTGCTACCGCGTTCAATGAACACGCGCGTGATGCCAAGCTTGGCGAATGCGCGCTGAATCTTGAGCAGAAGGCGGTTAATCTCCTTCTGAACGCCGGCTAGTTGCTCCGTGAGGCCCTTGCCCCAGAAGCCAAACGGCCGTTTCATCCAGCGGAGGAACACGAACGGGTGGTCTTCGCACTCTTCGTTGAGGAGTTCGATATCATCGTCCCCAACGGCGATAATGTGGCGGCCGTCTTTGGCCTTAGGACCACTCGGAAGGTGCCACGCTTCGACGACCTGCAAGAGGTCCGCCGTGGTGTCGTACATAAACGGGTCACGACCGTTGGCAAGACCCGAACTCGTGCAGGTCTCTAGCCTGAGGCGCAACTCTTCGTTATCCGCGCCGTACTCAGCGAGTAGGACAGAGCGGTCAATCCACTTGGTCTGATAGAAGCATTGCGGCTTCCCGTACATACCATCCGCCTGGTCGACCAGCAGTTCCCAGGGGAACACGCGGTCCAGCGCGACTTCATCGTTGCTCTGATAGACCTTGAGAATCCCCGTTCCGGCCCATTCGGCGTCTAGGAATATCTCGGGTGCCAGGTCGTAGAATCCGGTCTTGTAAAACTGACCCTCGCAGAACTTATCAAGCTTCTCTGCGGCTTCGCGCTTGTCCCAGTCGGCACCGTTCGTTGTAAACGTGGCTTTGGGCTTGTTCTGGCAAATCTCGGCCTGTGCGGCTGAGCAACAGTTCTCTATGATGTTGAGTCCAACGGACTCGTTACCGGCGACTTGCACGGTAATGGCCGGCTTGCTATGCGCAAACGGGCTGAGACCAGCGATAGCCGTGCCTCCGTGCATGCGTGCCCAGTACAGGAACGACTCGGCCAGATACGCCTGGCGCGAAGCAATCTGGCGAGCAGTCGCCATCATGTCGGCGGACTGGTTCTCAGGGGCCGAGCACCACCAGTTGAAATTATAGGGCTTGTCGCCCGGAGGCGTCGTGCGTTCGTTCGGGGGGATTCTGCGCATTAGCTAGCCACGTGCGCGAACGTGACGTCCTCTTCTTCGTTGAACTCACGCTCCTCACGCTGTGTGGTGCTCTCTTTGGGAAACTCGGGCAAGACTGGACCCAATGAGAGGGTCAGCTCCGTTGTTTGATACGTTAAAACGTTATGAGCACGCAACAGCGTGAGGAGGTCAGCTAATTCAGAAAGTTTCAGGCTTCCGTGTACTCCACGGTAATCGACATCACGGGCACGACGACGCCGTTCCCCGCATCAACGAGATGCAGTGAGAGGTCTTCGCTTGGAGCGACAATGCGGTTAGCAGCAGTCGCGGACAGAGTGAGCGAGATCGGCGTAAGAGCCACCCAGTCGTCAGTATCGGTAATCGCCGTGGTACGGGACGCAACCACTACCGCGGTGTCCGCGGCGAGTCGGCGGTTAAGGGCGACGGTCTTATAGTTCGTATTATCGGCGGTGAGTGCAGCGAACGGGACGATAGTAACGGCCGTCACAATGAGCGAATGCGTTCCGAGATTACTAAAAAACGGCCACTCGTAGATGGTACCCGCGTCTGCGTCGGGAATCGGTTTAACGAAGCTGCAATACTTCTTTGCCTTCTGTACCCAGTCGGCGGCGGTGATGGTCGGAGGCGATCCGCCCGAAGTGGCGTGAGAGGACCAAAGGCCCTTCCAGATTGTGGTGATATTTGCAATTGCCATATAAGATGTAACCCCCTAAGGGAATAAAAGTTAAGCTAAGCGGACGTTAAGTTCAGGCGAACTCGTTACTGCGATTATAAATTGGTGTGGGGGTAACCGCTAATTGGCGATTAGGAAGCGCCGGAGGCGCGGCGGCGGGGCCACCTGTGGCGACAGTGCCAGCCGGCTGTGCTTTGACAGCTTGATTCGTGAACTGAGGAGACATCGGACCGGCAAAGCCGGGGTTACCGTTGCGATACGCCGGGCCCGCAGGGGCGCTGGGTTGCTGAGGAGGCATAAACGGCGCTGAGGGCTGGTAGGACTGTTGTTGCTGGCGCTGCATCCACGGCGGGCTCTGCTGCTGTTGCATCCACGGAGGCGCTCCACCGCCGTAGCCGCCACCGCCACCGTAGCCGCCGCCTTGCATCCACGGCGGAGCCCATTGCGGCATTTGCTGTTGCTGCATCCAGGGCGGGGGGCCGAAACCGCCACCGCCACCATAGCCGCCACCACCTCCGAACGACATCTGACCGCCGCCTCCATATCCGCCGCCGCCCTGTTGCATCCATGGGGGCATCTGCGGCCTAGGAGCCTGAGCCGGGGGCAATCCCTGGCGCTGGCCCCATCCCATAGGCGACTGCATCGCTGCACGTTGAAGCATTCCACCGTTAGCCGGAGGAGGCGGAGGCGCCGCGGGCGGAGGAGCCGCTACGGCTTCGTCGCCTGGATAGCTGGCCGTCTGGAACGGCTCTACGTTGCCGTTCTGTGTGATGATGGGCGTTTGGGGGTCTGAAATCATTGACTAAGGCACCTAAGGATTGATACGATTCACGGGATGAAACGGAAATATCGCAGCGGACCAAAACCGCGCCGCCCGCTTTCTAAAGCGGACATCCGTCGGATTCTAAGGCTGTATGCCAGCGGTAAAATGTCCCAACGGGCTATCGCAAGAGAATACGATACGAATCAAACCACAATACACGCCGTTCTGCATCGCAGCTATTGATCCCACCAGGGTTTATCCTGTGTGGCTTCCTCTTCTTCTTTTAATATCTGTAGTTCTTCGCGAGCATTAACCTGCTCGGGGCTATTCCATTTGCGCCAGTATTCCGGCGTGCCGAACTTCTCGGTGACTCCGGCTATCTCACTACCCGCGCGCTGGTAGCAGGCCAGGACGAGAGCGGAGACTAAGTCACCGTGGCCGCCGTTGGTACGTGGCTGCTTAATGCTGATAGCTCCGCCCGATGTGGGCTGTGACGTGACGAGCTTAAGCTGGTCTAAGAGTCGTTCGTTCTTTGGGAGTTTGATCTGCCCGTCTAGTAGCAGTCTTCTAAACCGTACGTATACTTCCTGGTTCCCCTTCGCGCCTTCTGGCGCAATGGTGAAATGCAGGTCTTCGGCCTCGAGATGCTCCGAGATGCTCTGCCTATAGTGACCGTCTGCGGTCAGGTAGGCACATCCGTGTGTCTTCAACACATCGGCGAACGTCTTAACCACCAGGCTCGGCCGGAGCGGCTCGTCCTGTTGCGGTCGTAGCTCCAGTAGCTCGGCCGTGTAGTACGTATTGCCGCGTCTATACGCCACGGCTAGGGCCGAACTGTCAGACCGGAAGCCGAAGTCGCCACCCGCCGTTACGATGTCGCCAGCGAGCGGTGAGAGCGGTAAGATAAGCGACGTGTCAATCGCTCGTTCGATGGCCACGGGGTCAAAGAAACAGAGCGAACCCGCCGACATCGGCACGGCTTTAAATTGGCGAGCCCATTCGAGAGGGTCGGGCTCTAATTCATGCGATTGCGCCTCGGTAATCGTCGGATTGGCCACCCACGTGGGGGCATATCGGACCAACTGGGAGGCGGTGTCGCCTAATTCGAAAGCTTTATGGTGGGCATCCAGCGTTGAGAACGGCGAGCTGGAAAGGAACATCTTCGCGTTCGGCTGGGTGGCCATGGTGGGCCGGAGGAACGATAGAATGGTCTCGGCGGGGTTAGCACCGGTCTTATCGTTACGCCAGAGCGCGATTTCGTCGGCGATGATGCAGATAGCCGTGAATCCGACCGCGGCCATGGTGGAAGCGGCGAAAACCTTGAACTTTGTACCGCGCCCGGTTAGCTCTACGGTGTCGCCGGTACGCTTGTAGGGAATCTTGCAGGCCTTGAGAATCGATTCAATCGTTTCGATACGCTCAACGGCCTGGTCCTTGTTGACGGAGACAATGGCGACAATGCCAGAGTCTCCCGGTGGTACCTTGTGATTACCCCACATCGCCTCAGCAACGGCGATTCGGCATAGGGTGGAGGACTTACCGCCTCGCCGGCCGGCTCTGATGACGAGCTGCCTGCGGCCGGTGCGATAGAATTCCCGTAGGGTCTCGTGCCACCATTCAGAGGTGGCGGGGTAACCCGCTTCGATTAGCTTGAAGTCAAGCTGACAGTAGCGGGCGTATAGGGTGTCGGGGGATAGACGACGCTTGGCAGAGGCCAGGTAGTCGCGTTCTAGACTCACTTGGCAGTGGTCGGACGCTTACCTCGTGAGATAATGTTCGCCTGTGCCTCTGTCGGTCCTTCTTCAGATAGACCTACGTTTCGTACCATCTCAGGCGGGCTCAGATGCCACTGGCCACCCTTGAGACGCCACTTGACCCAGCCATCGGCCTGGAGTTCCATCTCGTGTGTGTCTTCGAGCAGGTTCATCGTCCGGAGGCCGGGCTGCACAGAGCACCAGTCGCGAAGCTCTACGGATTTAACTTTCATGCAAGCAAATTTTGCTTCGCCACTTCGGTCAAAGCATCAAGCTGTTCCTTGTCAGAAGAACTGAGAACGTAGTCAAACGAATTCGAGTTGTCCGCAGCAACGCAGCGTCCGCTGTCTCGACAGAATACCACAGTGCCGATAATCTTCGTTTCGATCGTAAAGGTGTCACCGCTGAGCGCATAAAGCATTCCAGAGATGAACCGGGCTTTATTCGACGCCACGTTAGACTCGTTGTCGGTTCGTTGCAAAGTCACAGGACCAAAAAAATCATTTCTCAACATAATAGTATTTCCTTTCACAGGGACACCGGGGCTCGCTTCGCCTTCAACGCCGCACGCTTCGCCAACTGCTTCTTATGCGCCCTAGCCTCGCTAGCAACGACACGCCTCTCATGGCGGTTCAATCGATTGTGAACGTCCTCGAGTTGCGGCGCTTCATTGCCTTCCGCAAGCTCCGCCTGAGTGGCGCGGAGGATAGCCAGCGCGCCACGGGAAGGACGGGGGACTAGACGGGGGTCGATACGGAGGTTCACGATTGCACCTCGATATTCTCGAAACCCTTATAGGCCAGCTCGTATCGAAGGCTCTGATTCTCTTGTGCGAGCCGCGTGTAATCCTCAATCGCCGCGAGATATCGATTCTTGGTGTTGAGGTCCGCTAGCGACTGTTTCTCATACTCGCGGTTTGAGGCTCGTAGCCTATGAATTTCCAAGTCCTTGCTTCTTACTTCCGCCACGCGAACGTCAAGTGCAATTGCTAGTTGCACCACCCTGCGGGTGAGTATCGCTGGACGAGCGACCGCTGAAAAGAACGCCCGGAATGCTTTAGACCATAGTTGCATTCTGGTCTTTGGGATGGGATAAATTACGGGCTTGGGCGGCGCGTATTCCCATCCGACGCTTTCCTTTTCCCATCCGGCGCTTCTCATTGCGACCGCGAGCGTGGTTCCTCTACCTACGCGTTTCATTACGAAAGCGCCGGGGTAACGATGCGCTTCTCGGGAGTCGCCACGGGGGCAACAGCCTGAGAGACAACGTCGGTCTCGTCCAGGATTCCAACGACGTAATCATCCTGCGTCACGTACGTGTGCGTACCATTCAGCATAAAGTCCTGAATGAACGCATTCGACGCGAGCTGGACGTAGTCGCCGGGCTTGCAGCACGGCTCACGGAAGCCTTGCGGCGTCGTCTTACCGGGACCAACGGCGAGGACCTTCGCGCGCTTTGCGGCTTTCACCGTGGTAGCGTCGGGGCCGTTGCCGGTGCGATACGACTCGGGGGCGAGGATGCCTCCTTTGGAGACGTTGGGAGCGTCGACGGCTTCGAAAACGATGTTACAGAATGTGGGTTTAAGCATTTAGGCCACCGCCACAGTGAGGGAGGTTTCTTTGCGGTTTGCGGTTCGTGCGGCGTCCATACGCCGTCCTAGCGCTGCAAGCGTCGCTTCAAACGATTCACCGGAAGTGTAAAAACCAAGCTCGTCCGCGCCTAGAACTTCCGCGGAAATGGACGATTCACCTACGAATGTAATTACGATATTCATTAGTATTCCTACTCTGCCGAATTGAACCGTCGGCTTGCGGTCTAAAAGTTGACGGGGTTATCGTCGTCCGTCTCGACGTGGCCTTTTACCGGGAGTCTGCCAATCCGGGTCTTTTCGCGCTCCCAGCTCGGAGCGCTTCTCTGTCGGCCTCGGTGATCACCGTAGCGACATGAGTAAAATCTGTCTGCCAGTGCAGCACGGCGGTCTCATCTGAGACATGGTCCGCTCCAGCAATGTGGAGCAGTTCGTGCATAACGACATGTAGTAGCATCCTATCGGTCCAGATACGGTCCCGAACGATGTACACGTCCCTCTGGATTCCCATCCAACCGAACGTCACGCCACGAACGTTGACGTCTACGTCCTTCACAATCTGGAGCGAACTGTCTACCCTGGCCATCCGCGGGGAGTTCCGAAGCGCGGCTAGCCTGCCGATATCATGCATGTCCAGGTCGTATACAATGTCAACCCGATATCCCGCCTGACTCTCAAGTGCTTCAACGGCCTGGTAAATCACTCTGCGTTCCGGCCAGTTAAAGGCCACATCCGCGTGGACGGTTAGCCGTATACTGGGTACCGTGCTGGGTGGCACTGGTGCAGCACTACATCCCCACAAGAACGCACAAAGTATCCAAAAACGCATTGACTGCTCGTCTTAAGTCCGATATCACTCCATCCGTACGGTGTTAAATCACCGACAGGAGGTTCCATGGAATACACAAGTCTTTCGGCGCGAGTCTGGCGAGGTCAGTATGAAATCATCGAAAAAGCCGCGAAAAAGCTTAACGTAAGTATCGGAGAGTACATCCGAACCAAGATAATGCCTCACGCCTTCAAGGATGCAGGCGTTACCCCTAAGGAGTTTCCACCATTCGTCCGCGGGCGGCCTACTCCAACGGGGGAAGTGGCCGCTAAGCTCGGGATACCCCGTAAACAACTGGAGAAAGCCTGGCTAGACCGCATTGCGACGCTAGCCCTGAAGGAATTTACAGACGAGGAAGAAGAACCACCGAAAAAGTCAGACTTTCGGGAGCTGGCTGCGCCCGAAGTCATACGCCGCCGCAAGACGGGTAGTTGACTTTTGAAAGCTAGGTGCCATAGTGCAACGGGCACACTAACTAGCGTCCGAATTGGTTGTTATGCACATTTCACTAAGAACGCGAATATGGTATATTATTTATCGGCTCGTATATCGAGCACACCGCCTGGAGTGGCGTTCTCTCCAGCGGCAGTGGGTGTGGTTGTGGGTGTTTCAGGGGTGGCTTAGCCGGAAATACGTTAGTTCGTTCCTCCGCGACCGTTCGTGAGGTTCCCCAGGGCGCTGGCCAGACTCCAGCCGAACGGCTATACGTGCGGCCCTAGCGCCTTGAGGCACGCTTTGCTGTGCTACGGCGTGCAACGCTCCGTCCGGTGGCTCGCGAGCGCCTGTGAGGCGGATAGCGACGGTACGAACGAGTATGCAATCAACGCGACGGCGCGGACGCTGGGCTTCCGGCTGGACCACTACAAGTTCCATACCTCCGGGCTGACCCAGGCCACTATAAGGTGGCACACGAGCCACGGGAGGCCGGTGCTCTGCTGCGTGGATATGGCCACGGATGGCCCGTGGCAGCACTGGATAGCCGTTGTTGGAGCTGGGGGCTACGGCGTGACGGTGGCCGACAGTGCAAGGCCCGGACCCGTGGTGCGGCGGCATAGCTGGAAACAGTTCATGCGCCGGCTGGCGGTGTGGGAGGACGACCGTACGAACAGGTACGACGTGTATCCCCTTGTGATTATTAAGTGAAGTACTTTACTTTCCGTCCTAGACGACGTAGCTTAACGGGTATGGACAAGCGATGCACTCCGAGTTATCATGAGGCACTGAAGACGACCTGGCGGGTAGGGCAGGAGCTGACCCACATCGGTGTGCAGGACTTCGGACGGGGGAAGAAATTGGAAATGTGCAACTGTAAGAAGTGCGGGAGCACGCTGGCGAGGGAAGTGAAATGAGTGAGATAGGCCAGGGGGCTAACGCCATTCACGCTCGCATCTCACGTCTTACCGTGACCACGGGCTATCTCGTCAAGCAACAATATTCAGACGGTCGATGGTACGTGTACAGCCGCGAGCCTACGCGGGCGAAAGCCGTGACGTTGAGGAACTGGCTCAAGAGCCACTACGGGAACGAGTTTAAGATTGTCAGGTTGTACCGCCGAGTAAGAAGTAAGTAACACCCGGGAAGTTAGACCAGTATGGAGCTGGGCTCCGCTGTAGACGGAGCGTTTCGGCCTGCTCGGTTCGATTCCGAGGCTTCCCACCATGTACCACGTCATCCTAGCTTACACCCTGTTCGCCTCTCCCACTCCGCGCTGTACCATGTCCCAGGTCTGCGACGCCGGCTGGCAGTGCACGACGTGCTGGAAATGCTGTGTAGGTGTGGACTGTTACAGGAAATGCACGACGTCCGGTAATTAAGTGCTTTACTTTCTTGGTGCCACGCCGTATTAATTAGGCATGAGCAACGAAGACCGCAAGACAGTCCCCGCCCCGCCGATTTCCACCAAAGAGCTGGCGCGCGAGTGGGAGGCACGACTTGCCGCAACGAAGAAGGAGAATGGCCGATGACCCGCGAACTGTTTGACATGGCAATCGCAGACTTCGACGCCCGCATGGACCACGCGCTTCAAGCTGGCGATTTCGAGACGCTTGAGTCATTGTACGAGGAGTGCGTTCAGGCCCTGGATGGGGAAGAACCGACCGATGAAGAGGTGATGCTATGAACTGGCGTGCACGCGAGTGGCGCGACAGGTTACGCGTCTACAAGAACGGCAAAGAAGTCTGGACGGGGCGGTGATCGTAGGACATCACCCTCCGGGGTGGCCGACATGTGCAGAATGTGAGCCGCGTGACCCGAGCCTGGCCGAGCTGACAGAGATCGTTGCGCTTAAGACGGCCTGCATTGCGATGCAGGCTGGCACCATTGAGGACCTACGAGCCAGGCTATTAGCGGCGGAACAAGAGGTCAATGAATGCGCTAACCAAAACGCTCGTATTGACCAGCTCGCCGAGCAATGTGGCAAGCTGCGTTTACGCGTAAAGGAGCTGGAAGCGAAGCTGGCAGAACATATGATCATGTTCCGATCGAACGATGAGACAATCGCCAAACTGCGTCAAGAACTTCAGAGAAGAGCGTAAGGCGTGCGACGCCTGGAGAAATAAATTATGAAGACCCTACTGGCCTCCGTGCTCCTCTGTGCTGCTGGCTGTGCCCCCTCAGGCGCGACCTACGTTCTCCCCGACGAGTTCTCCGCCGAGCAGGAACTCATGCTCCAAGATGGCGCTGACCTCTGGAACGAGCGGGTGCCTGCTCACGAGGCGATCAACCTCGTGTTCGGCGTGACCCCTCGCAACCCGGAGCGCTACGTCATGTCCGGCACCGAGCTGGGCTCGCCAGGCTGGACCTGGGCCGCGCGCGGTATTACGCGGATTGACGTTATCTGGCTTGAGGCGAACAAGGCCATGTTCCTGCTTCCGGCAGTCGCGGCTCACGAGCTGGCACACCTACACGGCGTGCATCACATTGGGTCCCCCACGGCGCTCATGTACAACACGATCACACCGCAGAACCGAACGGTTACGGTGGAGGATATGGCCGCTTGGCGCGAGGCGCACTAAAATAAGTTCTTTACTTTATCCGAGGCGCGCCGTATCATTAGAGCATGATGAATCAACTGGTCCGGTACATCGGTGCGCAACGTCCGGAACTCAACGGATGTGAGGGGCGCGTCCACTCCATCGGTCGCGACGCTTTCGGCTACACAGTTTACAGCGTGGCCTGGTGTGGGCGATACGGCGTGATGGTCAAGACCCACGCATACCCGATTCCGTCGCATGACGTGAAGGTCATCAAGAAGCACGCCAAGGGGATTCTCCCGGCGTGACAGCTCTGCTGGTCGTGGCCGCGCTGTACAGCGCCGGAATCGGGTTGATTGTGCTGGGCTTGATAGCGCGGCAGGTGCTGCGGCGTGTAACTGGACGTAGCGCATGAGACCCGCGGCCCTCCTGCTCCTCCTCTGCACCGGCTGTTACGGCCAGACCACCTACATTGACGCTCGTTTCTCCCCTGAGCAGCAGGCCGACATCCAAGCGGCCGCGGACCTGTGGGCGATGCCTGTGGTCTTCGGGGCCAGGGTAAGCGAAGACGATGGCGACACTCAGGCGATTATCCTGAGCGACTCGCGCGCCGCTAGCTGGCGCCTCCAGAAGTACATCCGACCGGCCACGGTCGCCATTACCATCACGGAGCCGCTAGGCGCGTCGACGGTCGTGGTGCTAGCTGACAGGCTGGAAGCGTACGGCTGTCCCTTCCGGAGCGTCGTAGCGCACGAGATGGGCCATATGCTGGGGTACGAGGACTCGGAGGAGTCCGGGGTGATGTATCGGCACTGCGGCGGAGAATAATTACTTGACTTATTCTTGGCGGTGCCGTAGAGTATGAGTATGAGCAAGCCGAACGCAGACGCAGACAACGCTTACGACTTCTTGGTGCCTCTTTTTCATCCATGTGACGGAATCCGTACCTGTCGAACCTGCCGCGCGCAGCTACTGCCTACAATCGATTACAAATACCTAGTAGGTCTAGAAAGGGCACGTTCCGCTTCGTTAAAGCGCGCCGACGCTGCGAAAGGATCTATAGCCGAAATCGTTCAGCGAGCGAACGCACAACACTTTCAGAATCTAATTGAGAGGTTTTGGACGAAGCAATCGCGGGCCTAGCCGGCCTTAGGCGTCCAGCCACGGGGCATCCGCGCGGGGGCGATCTGAAGAGGAGCCGATGCGATGACCTCGCATTCCTCCTCTTCGGTCAGCCGTTCGTACCCTCCCTTGTCGCACCAGCTACAGCTACCTACCTCGTGCACGTGGGTTTCTAGCTCTATGTCCTTCTTTCCGAATATCCTATCCCAGCCTTCATCGTAGTCTTTGCTCGGTGGTTTCGTTCGAATCATTGGTACACTCCTTTATCGTAATCAATGGTGTGCACGCCGCGCACACCTACCTCAGTGTCGGCGCGTAGCGGCTTCCATGGCTGCTTAGCGCCAGCGGGGCACAGGAGTAGGGGACGCTCGGGTGGCAGCTTAGCGCCGCAGATGGGACAGTTAGTTAGGGATTGGAAGCTCAACGCCATACTTAGTCTTAACCACGTTGTGTAGCTCGCGCCAGAAATCCGCCTCGGGAAGCTCATCCGGGTTGAGAATCTTCGCCGCGAGCATCTCCGATGCAGTGTTCGTGCTCAGCGCCATGCACTTCTCGTACGCCTGGAGCGCGTGTAGCACCTCACCCGCAGTGATATCCTGTTTGCCCACAATCTGCACCAGACGCTCGAACGCCTTACGCAGGAACGCTCTGCGCCTGTGGGGCGGTATCAGCTCATAAAGTGGGTTAGGAGGGCGGCGATTGATAGACATAAGGTAAGGCTCCAGATGGTAAGGTTATAGTATGGGTGGAACACGGAAGTTATTCTCGTAAGTCATCGTCTTGCATCTGGTCCCGCTCCATCATGTCATCCCACCCTTGAGCATGGCCGAGTAGATACAGCTTGTCGTCGGATGTGGGCTTGCGTGAGCGGATTCCGTCGTTGTAACCTTGATTGTAGAGTTCCATATTCCCTCCGGGACAAGGCTTATCAAACGTTCAGGTGGCCGTGAATATCACATTTCGGGTCTGTACATTTGCGCGGCTCGGGACGTTCAAACGGTTTAGCTCTCATGAAATCCAGCCAATATTCGTGCCAGAGCGCGAGACATTCGGCGAGCTGCCGTTCGCAATCCCTTTCGGCGTCGTCTATCTCCGCCGCTGAGTAGCCCATGCTACCCAGCCACTCCCGGGTCTCCCCGGTCATACTAGGCCGAGGAGGTAGACGTCGTTGCGGCTGAGGAAATACTTAAGCGCGATCTTGTTCTCCGTGTTGGGGCGGCGGGCGACCATCTCACAGAGGTCGGCGTATTCCGCGGCGAGATCTTTACGGCCTTCGGTCACTCGGAGTCGGTAGCTGATTGCGTCATTCATCATGTTTAGATAGTACGACACATAATAATTAAAGTAAAGTACTTTTAACCGGAAAGATGCGTGCCAACAGGCACTGAACGTTTGATAAGCCCGGGGCAGACTTAGTATCTCTCGTTCAAGTGAATCCACTTCGCCGAGTCCTCCTCAGGAATCTCAATCTTATCCATGAGTTTACGCCCGCGTGCGATGAGTGCTTGGGTGACCATATAGGGGTCACGGCTCGGTCTGCGACGGGTGAATTCTAGGTAGGAGTCAATATCATACATAACTGATCCCGTAATATAACCAACTTATCCCTATCTGTCAAGTACTCCTGGTCAGCGCACATGTCGGACAACGCCGCCCATGCTGCCTCGAGAGCTTGGCGTCGGTGTCGGAGCACGTGTGCGCGGTCCTCACTTAAGCTTACTGTATCCAAACGTTCACACTCCCTACTGTGTAGGCTTATCGATGGCCCCAATTGACAAGAGCCGCGCTTCGGTCTCGGCCAGCTCCGCCCTCATCTGCTCCAGTTCGATGACGTAAGCGTCGCGGTCCTTCTCTGTGTCGGCCAGCTTCGCGCGCAGCTCGTCGATCTCCTTCTGATACGAAGCCTCGTTTGCCGACATGACCGCGACGTCTTTCGTTAGCTCGGCGTTCTCTTTGCGGAGGCCCTCGAGTTCCGCCGCGAGATCCTTCGCGTACGACTCCTGCATTCCCTCGCGCGTCTCAGCTTCGATCAGGCCGCAGCGCAGCTCGTCGACCATTCGAAGCAGGGCGGCTCGATCGTCGTCCCCCCAGTCTCCATTGCCAGCGGGTCTTCCAGACGCGCGTGCCCGTATCGCCGCAAGCTCGTCCGGCCCCGGCACTTCGGGTGTTGGCTCGGCTGGCTTGCACTCGGCGCGTCCGCAGACGCTACCCCACCGCGGCGGATACATGAGTGCCGGGTGTCCGTTGTGACAGGTCGGCTTACTCTTCGACATCTGACTTCCTTATCTCCTTGAGCAACCGCAGACATTGCCGCGCGCGGCATCTGTACGCGTCATGCACGCACTTATGCCAGTCTTCCCAGACACGTCCCCTGTCATCGTCTGCAAACATGGCGCGGGCCAGTAGCTCCACTTTACTCTTCGGCATCGGAGGGACCTTTCACGTAGCGTACGGCTTCCGGTGTACCCTTTGGTACGATGCAGCGTCTGTTGAACGGATCTTGTTTGATCCACACTTCGTCAGGCATTGGCGCAACGTACAGTTCAATCGGAGGCAGCGTGCTAGCCGTCATCTTCTTGCAGTCGCGGCACCAGACATCGCTATCGAAGTCCCTATAAGTGCTTTCGGACGCGCAGTGCGAGCACGGCGGTACCTTATCGCTCACGTTCCCCCGCCTTCCAGCACATCGCGCATTGCTTTCGCCACGTCTGGCGCTATTTCGCGCAACAGCAACTCTGCCCAGCGCGCCACGCGCTCCGCCTCCCGAAGCCGCGCATTCTCGACCCGGAGTTCGCGGATGTCTTTCATTAGGTCGCGAATCACTCGGCCTTCTAGCTCACTTCCCCATCGTCGTTCTCCTCTATCGCGGCATCAAGCTCAGACTCTAGGAACTCGTCCCAGCGTGGCCCGCGAAGCTGCACGTGTGCTCTTGCGCGCTCGATGCGCTCAACCAGCTTGCGATTGCGGGCCTTGAGGCGTAGACACTCGGCCCGTAACTGGGCCGGTCTCATGCAGCGAAGCAATTCTTCGTCGTTCACGACACCACCTCCTCAACCATCTCGCGTTCAGACACTGTCAGCCCGTCAGCGCAGTCGTAGTCGATGTTATCCAGGTTGACCACGGACACACAGTGCTGAGGGAACTCCTTTTGAAACGAGACTGCGTCTGCGAGCGCAGAGGGTAGCTCGGTGTGCTCCTCCGACTTGTAGAGGATTCCACCACGGATGCTGGTCACTTGGGCTAGGTATCGATTCATGCTGTCCCTCACTCTCTCCTAGACTATACGTCCTTTGATTTAGAAAGTAAAGTACTTAATTTCACCGTTCCGTACGACCCCAGTCCGTACCCTGCGAGCAGCCACGGGAGACAGGAGCGGTCGGATACGACAGAGCTGATACCATAGACGGAAATGGCCCCGGTGACCATGGAGAGCACAGCCGAGAGAATGGGGCGGCTACGAGCCGACGCAGCAAGCCACAGTAAATAGGCCAACTCGTAGGCCGCCCCTGCGATTAGTACGGAAAGCACATCGCCGTTGCTTTGGACACGCCGCCCGTTACGCGTAGCATCATCTGATTCCCAGGCACGATCTCGACCGAACCGTCGTCCAGGTTCCCCTCGACGGACATGATCAAACACACGCCCTTATTGGACGAACTGCTATTGAAGCTCCCGTAGCTGCTGAACGGCGATTGCGGGATAGTCGCCGTTAGCCACTGCGCGCCACTGAGCGGACGACCCAGCCACGCGCACGACGCCGACGACGTGAGCGACTTGAAGCCCACCGAGTTCAGCACGTAGACCCACGGATTGCTGGTGTCGTCGATCCACGTTTTCTCGGACGCGTTGGAGAGTCCGTTGAGGAACGAGAGCCAGCACACCGAATCCTTGTAATACGCCTGCACGGAGCCCGACACCGCCTGTGGCGTCGATCCGCCCGCATAGTTCCAGCCTTGGGTGGCGCCGGGGGCAAGACCTCCGCCGGAGCCGTGGAACAGGTGCCACTTATCACACTGCGTCTTGATGCTTCCGAATCCGATGTTCTGCGGGTCATTCGGAATCGCAGCCGAAGAGCCGGGTTGCTGGGACCATGTGCCGCCGGTGGCAACAACGCCCCACTGCAATACGACAGACTGCGAGTGCGCGCCGCTGCCCTGGAACTTCGTCGGATGACAGAAGTAGTCGTTGGCGCTGGGCAGGTTGGTGAAACCGTTGATCGTGGTGTACGTGACCGTGTCGGCGAGCGGTGCGAGGGGGGTTTCTTCCGTGTCCGTAGGCACAGGGTCAGCAGACGCACAGCCAGTGAGAAGACAGGTGAGAATGAGATAGTTACGCATGTGAAGTACCTCCAGCCGTGTAGTAAGCACGGTGGAAGTAATGTCAAGTACGGGAGTGGGTGTGGTCTGAGTGCCTCACTTAGGCGGCGGGTCCAGCTTCCCCTGTTCCAGCAGGTCCAGGATCGCCTCCCACTGTTCCGGCCACAACATCTGTAGCTTCTCCGGCGTCGTCACGATGTAACCGCCCACCTTCTGAGCGATGTCGTGTTTCTTCCACAGGCGGGTCACACGGCGAGGTTCCCAGCCGCAGACGAGCGCCACGTGATAGGCGTAGATGTACGTCGGGTAACGGAAAGGAGTCTTGTAGAGATGGGCGTGTTTAGACATTAGGCGGCCCGCTCAGTTTCCCAGCTAGTTGCATTCCACGCGCGCCAACTACGTACACGTAGCCCGTCCGCTTGACGACGCATGCGACTGAGCAGAGAGGCGCGGGAGTCTGTGGGATTCATGCGTTGCGCGAGTTCTAGGTTAGCCAGGCGCTCCGTAGGTCTCAGGCCCTCAACCGGCGTTTGACTGCGGAGGTACGTTTGCCCACTCTGGGTCATTGAGTAGAGACTGAGTAGGCGCCCGGGATTAGGTTGATGCGCCCACCTTGCACCCTCGTCGCCGTAGAATGCTTCAATAACCTTGGACGATAGCGAGTCTTCCTTCTCTATTGCCCTAAGGCGTCGAGAGACGCGTCCGAACCTGTCCAGCAACACGGGGTCAAGCTCGTAGCTCGGGTGACTGTCCTCCCTGGGCACAAAGATGAACTTCCATTTATCAGTGCCTTGCGGGATAGGAATAAGCTTGTTGTTGCTGCATCGACGAAAGACCTGTGCGCGCTCTAGCGTCCGGCCAAACGTACTATGGAAAAATGTAGAGATGCCAACACTGTAAAACCAGTTGATCTCTACTTCGTCTTTGATGCTTATGCGCATTTCCACACCTTACCGGTCTGGATGTTGGAAATGACAGATCCAGATACATTGTATCGAGCAGACAGAACGCGATGTAGTTCTGTTGAACCTCTGATTGCCGCGACGTCGTCCCAAGTTAACTTAGCGTGTGGGTTGGTCTCTCCACGTTTTCCTATGAACCGACCCTTTGCTTTACGGTCTCGCATGTTGTCAAGCTGTGTACCAAGAAAGAGATGCTCTGGATTTACACACGGGGGAGTGTCGCACTTATGCAACACAGACATGCCTTCCGGAATCTCGCCGAACGCGCGTTCCCACGCTAACCGATGGGCGCGTCGAACCTTTACCTCCTTACCATTGCGTATTGTCATCACCCCGTAACCATCTTTCTTATCCGTTCTACCGTGCCACAACCAGCAGCCCGTATTTGGCTCCGGCGTGTACTTCTCTTCGAAGATGTCGTCAAAGTGGCGCTTGTTCCGTTGTCGGATCATTAGAGTTGGCCTGCGATGTCCCTAAGTGCTCTTGCATAACCACGGAAGTATCGACACTCAGCACCGAACGCTGAGTCCGCCATTTCATCGAACCTGGCGCTGTCCCTAAGCACGCGTGTCCGGAGTCGCTCAGACCTGGTAGCAACGCGATACAGCTTGTGCGTCCCATGGATAGCGAACGTCTCGCGGAAGAGTTTCAGCTTCTCAAGCGCTTCTTTCTTATCGAGAAACGTCGCGACCCAGCCGTCGCTGCATCGGATACGGTACTTCATCAATTCGCCCCTTCATCCCGAACATTAACTCGAATCGCCTCAGCCAGCCTGATAGCGGCCACCAGCTCTTCTGCGAACTGGAGGATGTAAACCGCCTCCACCTTGGCCTGGAGCATCTTGGCAATCCCTAAGAGTAGAGCCTGAGCACACTCGGCGTCTGTGAATGTCGCCAGATTGGCGATGGTTTCTTTACTGACCATCGGAGGTCCCACAGGGGCGCGTCAGATTCTGAACTCCGGACGCCGGCTCCATGAATGAAGCTTTCTCGCCGTTATCGAAATCGATGTCAATGTAGGTGAATTCAAGATTATCAGTAGACCGCGGTTTGCGTCCGATCCACACAACGACGCCCTCCGTACCGTCCGGAGCAATCATCTCCGGCAGTCCGTTAGCCTTGACGCGGTCGCCTACCTGATAATCGAAGTTCCAACCCATTCCATGTAGATTCATTTGGTCAGTCTCACTCTTTCTCCTGCTCGGATGTCAGCCACGAACGTGGCGATAAGCTCAGCAGCCGCCACGGGGTCGTGCCTGTACGCCGCAGTGACCAAGGGGCCGAGCATGTCAGCAACCTGTAGGTCGGTCATGAGGCTGAGGGATTCGGCAATCTCAGCGTCAGAGGAGGGGTCGGTCCACGGCTGGGCGAGCCTCGTCCGCACGTACTCGGCGCGGGCCGTGAGTGCCTGTGCGATGGTGTCGCTAAGGATGTTGAGTCGCGTATCCTGGACTGCTTTGGTCTTATTGCGGATAGTGTCCGCCAGGTCCAAATCGTCGTCAATCAGCATCAGAAGGTCGTCTCTGTTCATGATGTAACCTCGTAGTGAATAGGGTAACGTTAGTTACTTAACTGTCAAGTAACGCCCACGGGATATTATTCACAATCGTACTCTATCGTAATGCGCACATGCGCCCTAGGTGGAACGTCTGCAAAGACTTCTTTAAGACTGAGATACCCTGGGTGCCCCTCTGGGCTATGAACCCACAGTAGGTCTGGGAACTCTAGCGGGTCGTCTGTAAGCCAGCCATCAACCGTTCGTTTCATTTCAATATGCTCCTCACTCCGGCCGGCCTGTAAGTCCTACAACTCCAGCATGCCAGCTTCCCATCAGGTAGGTTCGCCACCGCCATCGGATAGAACGTCTGACAGAGCACGCAGGGCAGCGGGGGGCCATCCACTGGCCCAGGCAGCGCCGGCAGCACGTCTTCAGCGTCGAACGTCAGCAGTGAGCCAGCGATGTCCACCAGACAGGTGTTGTTGTGCGGATAGGAGTTAACGAAGACTCCGTGCTTACCGCGGAGGCTGGGTTCGGGGCCTACGTAGGTTACTTTATCACCCGGCTCGTAGGAGTGCAGGCTGGCGGGCACGGAGGCCACGGGAGAGATATCCGTAGCCGCGTACGGGCCTGCCGCGGGGCCGTTATCCCAATAAACATAGTGGCCGATGTGGTCAACGTGGGTTATTGTACCCAGAGTGCCGTAGGGGATATGCGAGCTTGCCCCCGGTGCCTCACGCTTGACCCTGTCGCCGACCTTCATAGCGCACCAGGTGTGTAGGGGTGATGAACGTACCGCCTCAGGTATTCAATCAATCTTGTCATCCTAATAGCCCTCCAGACGCGTCCAGGCCCCTCGTGGTCACTCAGCCCCATCCTTGCGCCCCGGAGGCCGCACGAGGCTTGCTAGCGCGAGCATCGTGGCGCAGATGACCGCCCACCAGAACAGCTCCGGGCGGTGGCCCAAGAGAGCGTCCCAGGCAATAGCAAGGTTAACAACGATGGCGAGGAACAGGATGGTGTTGCGCATTGATTCAGTATAGTACTTTAGTTATAGTCGTCAAGCATTCCTGGATACCTCTGCATACCGTTTCCCTCTCTCTATTCATTTACTGTAGCCCTACAGTCAAATACTACTGAGTCAGAAAGAGGTATCCAGGGTATCCAGGATCAGCGCATCCAGAAGTTTCCCAGCTCGGTCTTTTTCTTATTCATTCCGATACGTTTGAGGCACTTGGTCACACGCATTTCATGCGCGCGATTCCATTCTCTAGGTTGGAAGCCGAAACAACGTATCATAATGTCGGAAAGTGTAAGGTCGTCGGCGTCTGGATTGCTCTTAAGCCAACCACGGATTACATTCTCCCACTCATCGGCCATGTAGCGTTGATCCTGCTCGGCCTTGCAGAGGTCGTTTTCCTTCTTGCCCTGTGGATGCCAGCGCTGATTATCACGATAGAGCTGCACGGCCTCGGCCCACAGTTCATCGCGGTCCCTGGTCAGACCCGAGAGATCGATGTCTCCACACTTCACGGGGTGGAAGCGTCTCCCACCAGTCTCATCATGTAGGTATTCGTCGGGGTTGACGGTACCGAAGAAGTTACAGTGTCGGGGCCAGTCTCCGACTAGGCGGCCGTATGGCTCTCGGTAGGTATCGGTGCGACTGGTAAAGAACGCTTTGGCTCTTCCGATAGAAGCGCGGTCCAAGGATTCCAGCTCGCTCAGTTCGATAATCCACTTACCTCGCATGGTAAGGTAGGCATCTTTATTGCTGATATCGATGGGCGTATCGCTAAACCAGGGGTCTCCTAGGATACGCAGCGCGGAGGACTTACCGGCACCCTGGGCACCTTCCAGGATGGGGATGTAGTCAGACTGGCATCCGGGGTCGTAGATACGGGCAACGCAGGCAATGAGAGACCAGCGGCTAATCAGCCTCGTATACGGCGTATCGACGGCACCGAGGTACGTCGCCAGCCAACGGTCAACGCGCGGGATTCGGTCCCAATACAGCCCGTCTAGGAAGGCGCGGACGGGATGAAACGAGAAGCGCTGAGCCGCCTTGGCAATACCCGACAGTACGGCTCTATCTGGAAACGAGACGTTGTGTGTAAGCCTGAGCTTCTGTTGTACATAGGTGACATCCGTTTCGCGCAGCGGTCCGAGGTCCGGGCTCTCCATTCCTGGGATACGGTCCGGCTCGCGAATCCAGACGACGGTACTACGAAACTCGTCGTATGCTATGCAGGCTCGCCACATGGGGTCGTTGGCGAGGAGGAGTGAAACGTTGCCGGCGTCTTTGACTATCTTTCCGGACTTACCGTCCATGGTGAGTCCGTGGACCCACTCATCCTCTGGTAGCTTATGCTGTTGCTCCGGCTTTGGAGTGTAGTACTCGTCAAGCCCTAGCCTGTCCCTCGCGGCCAGCTTAGCGTCGTGCGGGATAGCATCGATCCAGTCCTGTAGCGAACGCTCGGCACAGTGTGAGTGCGAGCAATGAGCCCAGCCGATTCGACTCTCCTCGTTCGGAGCGAAGACTACGGTGGACCCGTCGTGCCTGCGGCCTCCGGTGTGCTCCTTCTCCCAGGGGCACATGACTTGCGACTTGTCCGTACCAACGGGTCGGCCTAACCAACCAGCCGC